GTTGTGTATCATATCAAGTAATACGTATTCAAATATTTGCTTTTTATTTTCATTTATTTTTAATTCTAGATTTTCAATACGTAATTTGTCAATACTTTTCAATGATTTAAACTTTCCACCAGAAGCACCGGGAAACGTAAGGTTATCTAATTCTGAGCTATTTTTACCATATTTTTTTATAATTTCTTTTAATTGGGCTTCAAAATATTTCTGAAACAATAACAATTCTGTGCCTTGGTTCTGTTCGATCTTCACGAACGAGAATAAAGACTGTTGAGAATTGGTATGTATATCAACATCGTGATACCCATTTTTTATCATTTGTAAAATATCCTTTTCCTGGGAAGAAACTGGCATTTCAATTGATTCCCATTCAGATTTTACTAGTTTACGTTGAGATAGATCCATATTGATTGGTCTTGTTATAAGTTAACTATGGTAGTATAATAGTTTTTTAATCAATTTTATATAAAAAAATATAGAAATATGAATATACGTATACTAAAATGTTTAATGGATTTTTCCAAAAAACGCATAACAGAATATCATTTGAAGACACGCAACATAGTATAGCTAACCTAAAAGAATATGTTATTATAAATACATTACAATCAAACGAGCAACATTGTTTGATTAAAAATACAATTTCTTATCAAACTGAAGAAAAGACCATAAATGAATATTTAAATCAATATGACTTTACACCTAAGTTTATCATATATGGTAAAAATTCCAATGATGAAACGGTAGAAACAAAGTCAAAGCAATTGACAGGGTTAGGGTTTCAAAATGTATATTTATATATGGGCGGTATGTTTGAATGGTTATTATTACAAGACATCTATGGCATTGATGAATTCCCAACAACCAATAAATTCTTGGATATATTATATTATAAACCTAACGCAATTTTGTGATTATGCGGTTTCTTTTGGCTGTGCGTCTGAATCCGTCAATTCTATAACTCTGTCTTCTTGTTTTATCTTATCGGGGTCAGCATAATTATACTGAACTTTATCTTTCAAGTAAGCGGAGTAAAAGATATTTGTTTTAGTGTTGGCTAATCCATAAACATCAGATAACTTGCCAACTAAAAATAATAAGTTAGTTATAAATACAGTGGTTGTCTTACTATCATAATAGTTATCATATATAGTAAAACCACTATAAATGGAATTTGCTAGGTAGAAAAACGCTGCGATGTAGCAAGCGGTCTGATAAGAACCATCCAAGTTCAATATAACCTTTCTTTTCTTTTCAGGCAAAAGTAACAATGCCTCTCCTACCGCATCATTATCTGATGGGAATTCCTTATTTACGTCTAAATAAGAAATCATTTTATTTTCGCGACGAAGTTCAATTACATACATCGCAAAAAACGCAACAAACGTAGTCAGGTTTACAGATATATTACCAACATGCATAGCATCTGTTTTGGTTGTCATTTGGGAAAAGCTACATAAATCATCGCCACATTTTTGGGGAACAAAGAATAGGAGTAATGTACCCATAAACACGCGATACATTTCCAATGTAAATGCTACATAGGAGCCAGATTTTTGTTTAAAATCTTGGTCACCCATTGTTTCTTGAATTGTTTTCAATTCACTGACAAAAGATTGCCATTTAGATTTAGTAGATTGTTCGGTAGATTTTACCGATACCGTAATTTCTTCATTTTCGGTTGTAGGAACTGCCTCCATAACTGTATATAATATCTACATATTTTTATCTGTAGCAAAAAATTGAAATTGATAGAGTAACGTATCTATGGTAAAAATAATAGTTTGAGTATTTATAATCAATCATCTAAAATGTGTCAACCGGTTATTATTTCTATTGAGGGAAACATTGGGGCCGGAAAAACAACTATAGTTCAAGAGCTACATAAGCGTTTTCAAAATAAAAAAAACATAATTTTTGTAAAAGAGCCCGTAGATATTTGGGAAACTATTACTGACAATGATGGAGAGACCATTTTACAAAAATTTTACGCAGAACCTTCTAAATACGCATTTCAATTTCAAGTTATGGCATTAACTACACGTTTAACATTGATACGCGATACTATTCGTAATAATCCGACTTGTGATATGCTGATATGTGAGCGTTCAATTGAAGCAGATACAGAAATCTTCGCCAAAATGTTACACGACGATGGATTAATTAGTGACCTGGACTATAAAATTTATTGTTTAATGGCAAACGAACACGCGAACGACTTCAATGTAGCCGGACATATTTATATCAATGCCGACGCGGATATATGCTTTAAACGAATTCACAAGCGGTCAAGAGATGGAGAAGCGGGTATCGAATTATCTTATCTCGAAAAATGTAAGAAATACCACGATGAATGGCTTGGAAAATATGAAAGTTGGGATTGTAATAACAATACTACAGACTCAACCAAAGTACTCAACCTATTAACAAATGAAGACGCATCATATATAGACAATGACACAAACGACCCAGGTGTTAAGTGGATTTCACAAATAGAACAGTTTATTCAAAATATTATTATTCAAAATGAAAATGTGGAACCACCACCACCTAACTCGCCATCTTCTATCTAAAAAATATACACTATAATCAATTAAATTTTACAATTATCTTCACATTTTCTTTTTTTATTGTTTTACACGCCGAAATTGATAGTTCTTCGCGACGTTTTCGTGTTTTTGAATTGGTGCTTTCAGGTTTCTCATTATATATATTATCATCTAATGTGACACGCTTCTTTGTAGTAACATTACGCTTATTCATATCATTTTCTATTATTTCTCTGTTATTTTTAATATAGTCTACTATTTTATTTTCAATCGCCCATTTGAAAAAGTTCAATTGCCCTATTGTCGTTTCCATCACTTGATTTTCATTATATGGAATTGATATTCTATCCCAACGACAAAAAGGGTCAAATCGTTTTTTTGAATAGGCTTTTAATTTCAATTTATAGTCATTATATACTTTAAATCTCGTATTTGATGTATTTTCTCCAACTGTTTGTGGTAATTCATATACAGTGTAATACTTCTTGGCGAAATTCGTTACAAACCAATCAACGATACGGAGAGAAATTTCAGATTCACCATTAATGATTTTCATCATTTTTTCCAAATTACCATGGTTATTGTAGAAATCCATCAAATTGCTCATTAATAATGTATTTTGTGTGTTTAATGCGGTTGACCGATACATATTTAGTATTTTACTATTATTGGATTATTGTATTTATACGTTTTATGTGTATATATATATTTTAGTATAGTAATGGAGCCAATTACATTATTGTCAATATACGTGTTAGGGATGGTTATTGGAAGTATTGGTGTTGGATATTATGTAAATACATTGTCAAAACGTTATTACCAACAATTAGAACAATATCTAGATGATAATTTTGTATTACATTTTTGACTACACATTTATTGAACAATTCAATAAATGTAATTTATCAGATACAAATGATATAAAATCTATATCAAATATATTATTAAATTGATATGGACTTTATTACACATCTATTTACTGAATTTGAAAGAGTGTTATATTTCGGGTTTGAAACGGAACCTGAACCTGAGTCAGAACCTGAACCTGAGTCAGAACCTGAAACAGAACCTGAAATAATTAACCTTCAAGTCAAGTCGTGTGATGATACTATTGGGTTTCAACATCGAAATGCTTTTACTATATGTGAAAATGTGTAATCCCAATCTAAAATAAATAAAAATGACTGTAAATAGTCTTTTTTATTTTAACAAAATGCGATGTTTCTACGCGTAATTTTGTAATCATTAGTCGGTCGAATAAAAATATAGTTATCACAATCAGATTCACTACTATCAGATTCACTACTATCAGATTCACTACTATCAGATTCACTACTATCAGAATTTATTTCATTTTTAGAATTATTTTCAGAAAAAGGGTACTTATTTTTTATTTTATTATGCTCGTCTTCATCATATAATCCATTAAATAATATGCGTTCAAAATATGAGAACATCATTTCAAAATATGAGAACATCATTTCACAAAAAGACATTGTACTTATATACACTATTGATAATATTTTATACTATTTAGTTTTGTAATAATATATTCATTATTATTGTATTTGTAAAAATAGGAAAATAGTCTAACCAATGAATCCAGTTTTTATAATACACGGTAAAACATTATGTATACGCCGAATAAAACAACGCGATTTACAAAATTCATATTACGAAGTTATGAGTTTATTAGACGAAGTTGACCGAACTATATTGAGAACCCGTGAAATATTAGACAGTTTAGAAAATGAATATATATATTTTGTAGTTGAGGATTTAAATACACACATGATAATTGGTACAGGTACAGTCATTATTACCAATACTTCTACCAAATTTAGTCAAATGGGATATATTGAAAATATTATAATACACCAAGATTATCAAAATATAGGATTGGGTGGTATAATATTCCAACATTTGAAGTATTATTGTCTGAATACGAAAAAATGTGTAAAAGTTATCACCAATTGCGACCACCATATATAAATTGTTATTCACAATCAATAAGTTTATAATCTAAATCAAAGCACGCTACTATACAATCATCAGACTCACATTTATCTAATAAATTCGTGCTCTCCAAAAAGAGAGAAATAGTAGTATTGAAAAAAGTGTTTTCGTCTATGTTGTTTTGTTCTTGCATACACGAACCGTGTTTCGTCCATTCGTGTTCCCATAATGTATTGTCGCAAGCGTGCCAATATGTATTCATATCGGTTAGTAATTCACCAGTGGGTTTTATGTAAGACACGCTTTTACAGTTTTCAGGATAGGCTGTACTATTTATTTGCGGCCAAAGTCCGTGAATCATATAGTCATTACTACACCATTTTTGGACTGCTAACTCATAATATTTATAAATGTTGGTTGAGTCTACAACACTTATACTTGCTAATATAGTTATTAGTTTTGAGAACATTACTATATATTGTTTTGAGAAATTATATGACATACAAAAAAATAAAAGGGATGTCCCCCATTTATTTTTCTGTTTTTTGTTTGAATTATAGTTTCGTCACGGAAAATACATACTGATTTAGGTAATCATTGACTTGATATCGTGCAGTGTCACGACATTCGACACCCTTTAATCGGTCCGTAATTTGATGACGACCAGTTTTTAGCGATTTAGCACAACTTTTAATGGAATCGAATCTGGTTATTAACCTAGATTTTTTATCATATTGGAAAACAGGGGTTCCAATGTGATAATTTTGTTTCCATTTCCACCCATATCTGTTGTGACATACAACCCCACATACAACCTTTCCATTCACATATGTAAATTTACACTCTCCGAAAAACCGGCGGTTCTCACACATGCCCTCTATAACATTTCCATTCGGATATATCATTTTACATTGTCCGACAACCCTGGTTCCATTCTCATACACCCCGATGTGTCCGCTTGTATATATTATTTTACACTCTCCAGTCCAGCCATTTTTATACATCCCTTCTATCTTGTACCCATCAATAGATGTGAGTTTACAATGTCCGATAAACTCACCATTCTCGTATATACCTTTGAATATATCTCCGACTAGGATATCTGTATTGTCAGATTTCGTCACTTCAGTCAAATGTGTGTATTTACACTGTCCGGTAAACTCACCATTTTCACGGACACCCTCTAATGTATCTCCATTAAAGTACGTACATAAAGTGTTATTTGAATCGGAAATATCACGTATGATTTTGGGGGTTGAATTCAATGACTCTCTACACGCAGGACAATTAAATACATTGGTTTGTTTATCATGCCATTTAGAAATACACTCGGTATGAAACATATGTCCGCAATTTGTAGTAATCGTATCGGTCGGTACATTCATCGGACATAGACATACCATACAGTCGTCATATGTAGTAGATTGATTATTAGATGATTCCATATTTGGGTTATTATTATAAAATTAGTTACTTTAACTGTGTATACGTAATTAATTTTCAATTTTATGTTGGGTATGAAAGAATTTTGTCGTGGCATACCTTGATGTTTTATTATATCATACTACGATTAATGCTTAAAAACGGAACTGCGGCGACGATTTGATTTTCTGCGATTCTTTCTGGATTTACCTTTTATGGACTTCTTGCTCTTTCGGTTACGACGGGTTTTTCGTTTGCCTCCTTTTATCGTAAACGTCAATTCTCCTTCTCTTTTTCCGTCTCCTTTTCCATAGATAATCTTTGCAGGCTTCGGCACACACTGAGACCTTGTTCCATCAAAATATAATAAGTCGGTAGGTGAATACGTTTCTCCTACTAAAAAACCATATTTGAAATCTTCCCCATTGGGTGGGTTGTAGAATTTTACAAATACAGTTATACGGTCCTCGCCGCCCCTGTTGACGAGAAAGCTCGCATAATCATCTCCATTATCTTGTTTTTTGAAAACATCGTTATAATCCGATATAACTGTTTCAATGTTGTAAGTCGCCATTATAATATAATATAATATAATATTTTATTTTTGGCATTGTTCTAAACGATTGAATATATATTCTTATACTTTTATACGCATTTTATGTTTTAAGAAAAGATATAAACGCTATTCTATATACAATATTGTAAAAAATACAAACAAAAAAACACCTGAAGAAATACGCGATAATGCACGTATTAGAAAACAACAACAGCGTGAACGGTTGAAAGAAAAATATGGTGACGATGAATATAAAAAAAAGCATGCACAAGAGATTTCTGATTATAGGAAATCAAAGAAAGAACCGAATAATTAGATTGGGTTTTGTATAATAAAAACATTATAGTTTTTATTATAATTTTTATGGAGATTCAAAAACAACAGGGTAATTGATTAACTATTTTACATTTTTTATTTATTTTTTGTGTTTTATAATTTTTATTTTGTTTTTGTGGGAAAACCCTTTTTATTAAAATACTTTGTAGGTCACATTAAATGTATGTCACAAACTAATTTGAATAAGCTACACCTGCCATGCCGGACATAAC